GACACCGCAGGATGGGTGCGTAGCTCAGCGGTAGAGCACTGCCTTCACACGGCAGGGGTCACAGGTTCAATCCCTGTCGCACCCACCATCCTCACCCGCAGAAAACTGCCGTTTTTTGAAGATTGACCGATCTGGGCCTTGGTCCGTTTCGGTCCATTCCGATACGTTCTGAGCCGAGTCATATCGTGTCAAGCTGTGCCAGATCCGTGCCACTTTTCGCGAGTCGTTTCCCCTTGTACTGACCCGCCAGATCGTGCGATTCTGCGAGGGCTGCGGCGGCGTGGACGGACACGCGGGAGAGGGCTCTCCCTAAGCGAGATCATGCGGCTCACCAGCCCAGAGCAAGCATGTCAGACGGTTAAGGATCGGAAAGGCTCCGAGACGCCAGCGAGGGTTATGCCTCGGCCCCGTCAGCGACAGCCGGTGTCAAGCCCGGCACGCAGCACCGGCACCCTTGTTCGAAAGGGGTTGCGCGTCGCGCATCTTCAGTGACCGAACCGGGGCGCTAAATCATCGTGGTGGTGATAGGCAGGGGCGGCTTTCGGGTCGCCCTTTGCTTGTGCGGGCGGTTTTAATTGACTCCCGCCTATGTTCGCGTTCTGTTCTGGCGCATGACAGACCTGACCCCAGCCTCCGAAGAAGACGTGACATTCGCCATCCGTATGTCGATCTCGCTCGACTATCGGGGTAAGCCGAGGCGCGTGAACGCCAAGATGACCGGGGCGGAGATGGACGCGCTGGCTCAGAAGATCACCGAGCAGTTGAAGCGCTCGAACATGTGGCCGCATCGGGGCCCAGGAGCGCCCGCGCATCGAGCGCCGGATTACTCGGTGGCTTGGCGGGAGAGGAATAGATGAACCCTGCGAACGATAGGCGGGAATGAGGCACCGGATCTGAATATCCGGAAGTCACCTCTGGCTCTTTGAAAAAAAATCAATGATATCAATGTCAAAACAAATGTTGCAGAAAATGCAAGCAAATTAAATTGTGATTCTCAAAATTTAATAGCATAAATGGTATGGACATATGCGTTCCAATTTCGCGAGCCGCATTTTATCGAGGAGCACACCAATGACCGCATTCAATGAGGCGAAACGCCCACTGATTGATCGTCTTCGTGTTTTGGCCCAACGCGGCCAAACTCCCGATGAAATACGGACGCAGCGCGTTTCTTATACCAAAAGCCTCCTTAGAAAGGATGACGCGCAGACACAGGAAACCGTTGAGCGGATACTGAAGGAGCGCGCAATGGCTTAAAGCCTTGCTTCTGTACGAATTATACGAGACGGAAAACGTCGAGCCTTATGCTGCCTTAGCCGCTGGAAACGGGGCGAGGCAATATGACTTCCTTCTCGACGCCATACGTGCTGCGATCGCGGTAGGGAGGCCCATGATCTCCCACACCGTCATCAAAGCGCTCAACTATCATGCGATAGTATGCCTGCATGTGAGCGCAGGGGAATACCGCCCATGTGCTGTAACGGTTGGAACCCACACACCACCCGCGCATTATCGCGTGAATGCGCTTATGGATGATTTTGTAGACCAAATTAATCGTAATGTCGGGGCCAAAGCTGATCCAGTTTACTTAGCAGCTTGGGCGCTATGGCGCCTCAACTACATCCACCCCTTCATCAATGGCAACGGACGTACTGCTCGCGCGGTAGCTTACTTTATTCTGTGCATCCAGCTGGGCGGCGCGCTGCCTGGGGAAAAAATTCTTCCTGTTCTGATCCACGAGAATAGGCATGAGTATGTCGAGGCGTTGCGAGTTGCCGATGCGGCCTACGCGACAAAAAGTCCGCCTAATTTGGGTCCTTTGATTGCCTTGATGGGTAGGCTGCTGGAGGAGCAGGTGGGGCCTACGCTTGGCGATGAGGCGCAATAGGCTCATCGAAGCCAACACTAACGCGGTCTTCATAAACGAGACGTCGCTTTACCGTGATTGGTGGCAAGCCCGCACCTGGTCCCGCAGCCCGATATAGTCGCCAATCCAGCGCACCGTTTCCGGCTTCGGGCTCGCCTTGATCTCAGCAGCAAGCGCCGCCTGATCTTCCTTGCTGTAGGTCACGAGGGTAGGGCAGGGCACGTACTGCACCGAAGAGCAGGCGGAGAGCCCGAGCAGGGCCCCGAGAGCGAGCCATCTCATGCCGTGCCATCCTCGAGCCGCTGCAATACCGCATCTTCCGTTGCTGGCTTGTCGGCCTGAGCCTGAGCCATGGATTGCGCCTTGAGCGTCGTGACATCGGCGGAGGTCTTGGCGGCCTCAGACGTGCTGACAGACGCTGCATTTTTTCCCGATCGGTTGGCGTACCAGATCAGGATACCGAGGGCGACGACGACGAACGCCACCGCCCCGGCAATTAGATCAGCGGTCACGCGGTCTGAGCGGTCTTGGTCTCAAGAGCCGTTTCCAGCGCCTTGAGGTTATTGGCGATGCCCGTTACGGCAGCAACGGCGCCCTCCACGTCGCAATTCGGCGCCAGCTTCTTGATGATGATGGCCGCGACGGTCGGCAGCATGCTGATGCCCAGGGCCTCGACCTCAGGGAGGATAGATGTCGTTTCCGTGGCGGTGGTGGTCACTGATTCACTCATGGTATTTTCCTTCAAGATTTTGACGACTGATCCCGGCCCAACTGCCGGTGTCGTCAGTCAGGTTTTGGGGATGCCGGTGCTCGTCAGCGGTGTGATGCCCGCTGAGGCAACGGCGGCGATCGCTGCCGCTTTGTCCTCGCGCGCGACATCGACCACGCTGATGCCCGGGCGCAAACGAGGCACTGCCCACGCGATATTGGCAGCGAGGACCATCATAATTTTGTATGGTCCGACCCATCGGCTATTTGCTGCAGGCGCCTGGATCATCGCCCCTAGCACAGCGCAGAGCACGATCAGGGCGGCGGGGTAGATCGCGTATCGTGCCGGGACGAGATCGAGGAACAGCGCAAGGCTGCCAGTTGTGGCGCTGATTTTGGCGAGGTTGTTCATTGATAGAGAAGCCTTTCCGCTCGAAGAAAAGGTGATGCGATCAGGATGTCGGGAGGTATCGGGCGACAGCGTTGCCCGCGATGCTGGCCTGCGAGGAAAGCACGGTGTCGAGGATGTAGGTCACGGCACCACTGCCAGCGCTTTCGATGACTGCGATATATGCGCTGGACAGGAACGAAGAGCTGCCGGTGACGGATACGCCCTGAATCCTGTTCCCGATCGCGCCGGATTTCACCCGAATGCCGCAAGCATTCGTGGCATCGGTCCAGACGCCCAGGACCCCACCGCTGACGGTGTTGTAATTCGACGAGCCGTCGACATAGACAATACCGTAGAGCTCATCGCGGTTGATCGGATCGTAATTGGTCGAAGACCACTGAGATTTGCCTGCGGTCCAGGTCGTGACTTCATCGTTCGGCGTACGAATGATGTTCGAGCCGATCTCGTTATAGCTCGAGGACAGCAGAACGATAGCGCCGACAAATCTCTGACTGATGACGTTGTTCGCGATGCGTGACCACCGCACATTGTTGAACACGATCGACGATTGCCCGTCAGGGAAGATGTTGTTTCCTTCGATGTTCACCCGCACCGAGTTCGAGCAGTTGATTGTCAGGCCGCCAGGCTGTGCGCCCATCGCGCAGCCACTGATCGAAATTTCCTTGCCTGTCCCAATTGCCAGCGCATTCGTGCTCTCGACAAGCCAGCACTCCCTGAGCGATGCCGTATCCTGCGCGAACAGGTTGATGCAGCAGCTGCCTGTCCCGCCATTGAAGTTGATCGCCCCCACGCCCTCGATCAGCAATCCATCGCCGTCTCGCTGAACGCTGATGCCGGTCTGAGCGACTGATGCCCCGCTATAGCCCGAGATCATGAAATCCTTGAGCACGAGACCGCTGGTCCGCGCGAAGGTTCCCGAAGGCCGGGGGTCGGATATGCCGATCGTGTTTGATGCACCGAGAACTAGCTCTGTCCCACCTCCCACCCAGGCGGATGGTGTCGTGTAATCGACATTGCTGCGCACGCCGCGGTCATCACCGCATATCGTGAGGTAGTTCTGGCCGCCCACCAGGACGGGATTGACTAGGAGATATCGACCGGCAGGGAGGTAGATCGTTCGGCCTGCGGCCGGGCTGTTCGCAATCAGGGAGTTGAGAGTAACCGAGGCATCCTGACTTCCATCGGTGGCGATCGAGTACCAACCAATGGAGACGCGATTGTTCGGGAGGATGACGCGCGAGGTTGCGACGTTTCCCAGGACGAAGATAGCCTGTTCGTCGCTGCAGGCGATATCCGCCGTCAGCGTGAGGGTCACGCCTGGCGCAATCAGGAAGAAAGCGCCATTCGCAAGCGTAAGCTTGGCCGAGATCGTGATGCTGGTCCCGATATAGAAATAACCAGGCGGAAGGTGGAGGGACAGGCTGGTGGTCGATGACAGGAGGGCGGCGCAATCAGTTTTACCGTCTGCGACAGCTCCGGCATCGAGAGCTGAGAATATCTCGAACAGCTTTTGCGCTGCGGGACGCTGGGCAGCCACCGGGACAGTTGTGGGCGCGTAGATGATGCATGTTTCATCCATCTCGCCGCCAACGGCGTCGACCTTGTTCCCGAATGCAGATGCCACTTCGGGCGACAGAACGATGTCTGCCGGGTTCCCTGTCGTCTGATAGCTTTTCCAGTTCGGCCTGAAGTTCGACATTGAGTTGGACATGTGTCTATCCCGTTTGTGTCGTGCTTACGGATCGACCAAGGAACACGCCGCTTTCGATCCGCCGACGTTTGGCCAGGCCGGGCAGGACAATGAGCGAGCCTCTGACCGTCGCCTTGTCCCAGACGAGGAATTGTGCCGCTGCCGCGACGTAGCGCCGCTGGTTGAGCAGCCGGACGAGCGTCGAGGTGCGCGCGGCATTACTGCCGACATTGAACTGCCACGAGAGCAGGGCGCCCTCCTGATAATCCGTGAGGGGCACCGTGACGAAGGCGCGCAGCTTGACCTGCTGAGCCATCACCGTTTGACGGAGAAGGTCCAGAGCCTGCGCCTGGGTGATCGGTTTCGTGGTGGCAGAGACGGGCGATCCGTCCGACAAGAACCGGTTGCCGTAGCCGATCGTCCAGTAGTCAGCCGGGCAGAGATAGGGCTTGAGGCTAAGCCCCTCGAAATCGTCGCGCGAGATCAGGGAGATTGCGATGTCGATGCCGGTCATTGCACCCACCCCGCCAGATGCGCCGTGACGTAACCGAAAGCTGCTCCTGTCACGATCAGCGCCCAGCTCGCCCAGCCCCGCAGGCTCCCGATCTTCTGCAAATCGGTCCGCACCTCGCCGATTGCCTGAAGCGTTGCCTTTTCCCGCGCCTCTGCACTGGCCTTGTTCTCGCCGTGCATCTGCATCAGCTTGTCGGAGAGTGAGCGGTTTTCGAGACGGATTTCGACGATAGCGCCCTCGACCGCGCTCAATCGCCTTCCGTGGTCAGAGAGCATATCGGTAGGCAGGACTTCACTCAGGGCGCTCATGTCGCCTCCAATAAAAAAGCCGCCCGATGAGGGGCGGCCCGACTGTTGCGGATTGAAAGAGTTCGGAGAGCGGTCATGTGGGGCGAGCTGGTGGAACGTCAGCAATCAGGGCAGCGGTGCCGTTGATCGAAATCGCAACGGCCACCTGATACGTCGCGCCTGAGCTTCCAAGCGCACAGACATTCACCGTCGCAATGCCAGCCTGCGCCCATGAGAACCAGGCGGTGCAGATGGTGCCGGACAGATATGTCCATGCCTGCGTTCCGAAGCCGCCAGTATCGAAAGCAAAGCTCTGCACAGTTTCACCCGGGGAGAGAACTCCGGCGAAATCGACGCTGTAATCAGCGCCACCATTGAGATTGCTGTCAGGCCATGCGAGCAGGGGCTGCAGGGCCATACCGCGCAGTTGTGCGGTCGCGCAGCCGCCAGGGCGCACGATCCGCGCTGATGGGCGCCATGTCATGGGTAATTACTCCGCTGCGCCGCTTGATGCCGTAGTGACAGGGTAGGTGCTGCCGATCGGGTACAGGCGGTCAGGGTCTGCAACCATGGCTAGGTCGCTTCCCGGCTTATAAGAAGATATGCCGTCCCAAAGAATGTTGTTGACGACATAGCCGACATTCTGCCCATTGCCAGACTCAGTGCGGTAAATGGCGTAATTTGTCAGCGGAACCGTAGGCTCAACCGAAGCTGTTTCACTCATGTTAGCTCTCAACTGTATTCATAGAGCACGACATAACCCGCGCCGCCCGGCGCGCCCGGTAGTCCACTGGTGTAATTGCCGGGAACAAAAGCGCCCGCACCGCCACCGCCTGGGCCGCCAGCCGCACCGTATGCAGCGCCAGACTGGCCCGGCCCCATGAAGCCCCCAGGGCCAAAGTGACTAGCGCCGCCACGAGAAGCGACACCAGATAGGCCAGACTCAGCACTCCAGGCCGTAGGGCCGTCCCCTAAAGCTGCGAGAAGCGTATTGCCAGAAGGAGAGGGCTGCACGGATGATAGAGAAAGCCCAGAGGCTGGTGCGGCTATTGCGCTCCCCGCAGTGCCGCCTGGCCCACCGGGAGCGCGGTAGAAACTTCCAAAAGAGGTATCCCCGCCAGGTGTGCCGTTTGCTCCGCTAGCTGCGCCGCCCAGACCGGGAGACCCTATCGTGATATACAGCCCCGCTATCAGTGTGGCAGAAATTCTGAACCGCAACCACGCGCCAGCTTGCCCACCCGTTGCAGCAGCAAATTTGGTGTTATCGTTGATGCCCGGAGATCCCCCGCCTCCACCCCCGCCACCGAGCATATCGCCGATGACGTAGTTCGTCCCTGGTGTCGGCACATACGCCTGGCTTGACGAAATGACCTGCACATTGATCAGGTGCCCCGGCGTGGCCTGCGCAAGGCTCTTTATCGCACTGGTAAGTTGCGCGTCGTTTGCCGGATCCAGCGTTTGGCCGGAAGCGAGGATCGGATTGACGAGCGTTTCCTGAATCCCGTTAGCCCAGTCCTGATCAAGGACCGTTCCGGGCAATCCTGTCGCGGCGTTACCGTCCGTGAAGTACCCGGGCGTTCCGGACGTTTTTGGTACCGGACGTGCACTCAGTGCAGTGCTTGTGCTGATCCTTTGCATATCGGTCCTTTATCGCTCGACCTCACAGGAGATCGCCGCCCCAATCTGTAAGAAGGTTGTCGCCATTTTGGCCAAAGTGCAGAATAAGATGGCTTGGGTTGCGGGCCTCAAACTCGCAGACGAGAGGCCCATTCGACCAAGACATGAGCGCCTCACCTGAGGCTGAAACACCGCTTCGGAAATCAACCGGCGTGTACCCGGGGTGCAGGACCAGCCAGCAATAGGCCCAATCTTCATTTTGCACCGCATCACCGCAGCGGAACACCCCGCAGCGAGATGGCGCGTATTCGGCGATAGAAACATCGTACCCAAGCGTCGCTGCAAAGCCGGTGAAGTAGGCGATCGAGGACCCACCCCTATCCGTCAGTCGGGCGAGGACCTGAGAGCGTCTTTGTTCGATTGTTGCTCCTGTTCCCGCGCATGGATCAGGCAACCCGAGGGATTGCTCCCAGTCGGCAAGTAGTTCGACGGCTGTAGACGGAAAGGCATCTACAATAAGGTTCGATGCCCGGGCGCTATTTCGGGCGAATGTCGCACCCCATACCTTAGCCAGCAAACTCGACATGGCATCTGGCGCGCGCGACCAAGCAGCCCCGCGAGGCATCAACCGGAGAATCGCCGCCTGGAAATCTTCAGCTGTAAACAAGGGCGCATCCTCAATTCATGCCTGGAAGGTAATGTTCCCAAGAGTTGGCATCGATCCGACCGTGACTGCGGTGATGGGTGCGGAAGGGGCCGAAATATTGAACTGAGATAGCCCTAGAGCCGCAACGGCCTCATTCCACTGGTTCGGGTAGATCGTGCCGCCTGGCGCTGCGAGCCGCGTAAACATGTCCTGTAATGCTTGGGTGATCAGAGCCTGATTGGCTGAGGTATTGTTTGCCCCAAGGCTCGCGACTGTGAAATTAATGGGCTGCCGTACCGGAGAGCATACAATCACGAGCGCTGTCACAGGCCGCAGGGCATACAGGGCATTTGCAACGGTCAACTGGTCACCCGAAGCAGTTGGATAGCGCCCTTCATCGGATGCCGCCCCGTCAGTACCGTTCGGAAAACCGGAACTAGCAGCGTTTGCGTCATCGAGCATGATGTAGACGACGACTGTACCAGCCCCATAACCAAGAGGGTTCACCCAAGCGCGCGTTACTCCCGGGACGGTCTCAGCCCAAACCTCGTAATCAGCTGCGCTACCGTTCTCTCCGCCGCGCTCGAATGCTTCGAAGATGCGGTCTCGTAGCGCGTCATCGCTTTCGGAATCGGCGCCCCCAGTGAAGGCTGTCGTTACAACGCCACTCGTTTGCACTCCTTCGATCGGCGATCCCAGCGTGGCGATTGCCCCGCTGGCTATGTTACCGGCGGAACCGGCCTGGGTGACAATGCAACTCGCTATCGTTGACAGGCTGGTCGTTACACTGTCTGCAACAGTAATGGCCGCCATACCGCCTGAAATCTGGATCGTCGTCCCTGCAGGAATGATCTGCGATGCAGAGACCGCAAAGGTCACCGCGCCAGTCGCCGCGGATGCAGGCTTGCGATACACGCTTTTGAGCGCACCCCAAGCCTCGAGATACTCTTGCGTTGCAGTCCATGGCACTGATTGAAGAGAGATCCAGTCCAGATAGCCGTAATGCAGCCAGGCAAGCCCTGCCAGAACGGTTGCAAGAACGTTGAGGACTGAATAACGCAAGAGCGCAGTCACCCCGGGGATACCGCCGCTGAGTACGTCTTGTCGGGCCTGCTGGCATAGCTGATCAAGTGTTGGTCTCTGGTAAGGCATTTAGACAAGCCCCTCCCAGGCCCACGAAAAAAGGAATTTCTCGGAGGACGAGATCGACGGTCTTTTGACAGTCACCTCGAATTCGAGCGCAGCAGCATTGGTGACGCTCCACCGAGCAATGACGTCGATGTCATCGACAACACCGTCAGCAACCAGCCAATGAAGCGCCTCACGACAGATGCCCTCCGCTTCCAGAGGAATGGCGGTATCCCCCGACTTGATGGCTTTGCGAAGCTGCCGCAACCGTGAGCCAATAGGCTCCCCGCCAAGCGAGTCCCCCCACCACCCCCCCCGCTCAGCCTCGACCGTTCCCCCCGCGCCTGCCGGGCGCGGTATGCCGATACTTGCTTCAACTGCATCTGGCTGCTTGGGCAAAACGCGGTCGGTAAACAGACTTATGATGATTGCGGTGCGTAACGGGTTATCGAGCGCCAGATCACCGGACATGATCGTCCAATCGCCGCGCGCTGCGCGAACGTCCCATGCGATACCAATATCCATTGTTGATCCGACTAGCTGGTTTGAGGGGGGCCTGACTGGTCGGAGCCCTTCTGGACCGCAGTGTGTACGTGCCCGAGGAGGGACACACCGTCCGCGACCACGTCTTTCGTGACCGTGAGTGTCCCTTGGACCGACACGGTCCCACTGGCTGGAGCAAGCTCGATCGACCCGTCGGACTTCAGCCAGATCCGACTTTGCGTTTGAGGGTGATAGACGCACACATCGCCGGGCTGAAGGTCTTTGGGTCGATTACGCTGGTCTCCCGTAGCAATCGCCACACCCCGCGAGTGATCTCCCGCCAGAAAAGTCACGACAACATCCGCGCCGGGTACCGGACGACTGGCGAGGCCATATTGCTGAAGCAAAGGCACATCGGACCGCAGAACTGCGCCAGGCAGAGCAATCTGAATTGTCGGCGTTGAGAGCGCCTCGTTGGTATTCGCAGTTACCCGACCGATACCTGTGAGGTTGGAAAGCCCGCGCCCCAGTCTCTCGATGATATCGCGCATCAATCGCTCCCATGTATGACAGCCTGCACGCCCTCGTTGCTGGAAAGCGGCGTCAGGAGAGGTTCGGGCTGGAAGGCTTCTGGAGGCATAAGCACCAGATCGGCATGTGTGCCGTCCTGGCCTGCACGGAGCGTGATTTCCCCAATGACCAGATCGCGGGTGTTACCATCGTAATCAGTGAATGGCGCAACAGTGTTAGGCTGCCAGATCGCCCCCGCAGTATCACGCCAGCTGTCGCACGTGAGTGTCACGGCCTGCGACCTCCCATAACGTCGATTGACCTCCCACTGCGCCCGACGCTTGGCAATTTCATGGTTCGAATCGCCGACCTCAATGAGGATCAACATTGGTCGGTCGCGTGTGACCCGAGGGTCGATTGCGGGATCCACCACCGTTAGCGCCCTCATCTGATCAGCAAGACGGTCTTCGGAGGGCTCGGTTTGAAGGACATCGACCGTCTGCAGCACGGGAATCACCCGAGAATATCGCGCGGCCAGGCTACGCACCTGCACAACATTTTCGACATTGCCTCCCACCACGAAACCGCTTGCAGCACGGCGCGAGCCGACGCCTGAAAAGACAATGTTCCCATCGGGCTGATCGTAGAAAAGCACTCCGGCAAGCCTGCAGACACGCTCAATTATTTGATAGCCCGTCTCACTCAGAATGACCGAGAAAAGCTGGATGTTAGCGTTGCCCGCATTGTTGATCGAGGCGACCGCGATGCCTGAGGTCTCACAGACCGCACGGGCAATATCGAGCGCGTTTGTGCTGGACATCTGGTAGGGCGATAGCAAGGCGGAGCATTCAACGAGGTCAGTGCTCTTCGATGCAATCGTAACGCGCAGCATGTGCTCGCCGGGCCCCACCGGTTCAGCCACGGTGACGACATACCCGGTGATAACGAGCTGCGTGCCAATCATGACCTGACAGGCATCACCAGGATTAACAAGCGTGCGCAGCGTGGTCTGCGGATCCTCACTCGTTAAACCCAGCTCAGCCGTCCAGGGCATGATTTCGAGCCCCATAACGATAGAGACCTCAGTCCAGCCCGTGATCAGGTGTTGATTGACAGTAATCGTCACCTCATTCGAGGTTGCCGCATCGATGCCTAGAATTTCGGTGATCTGCGATACTATGCTCAAGATGACAACGCCTCGAAACTGGTTGGCATGAATGCCGGATGCACGGGGTTAGCCCTACTGATCAGATCGGACGCCCTGCTTCCATCCGAGTAAATCTGCTGGGCCAGGGCAAGGGCAGGCATCGGGGCGTTACGCTGGATGGTGATGATGTCAGGAAGACGCGTAGCCCGCTGAGCCAGGTCCTGCGTCACCTGTGTCCGCAAGTCCCGAAGCGCCCGACGTGTCGCATCCCAGCCCACGTCGGCCGCAGCGTTTGCCTCGCCCTCGAAAAGATTAGCGAGGCTTGTGCTCATCACCTCTGCTTCATCTGACGAGGCAGCCGTCCAGTCGGCGCTTGCCTGGGCGATCGAATAAAGCGCGGCAATGCGACAGACACGAGCGGTCGCGATCTGGACAAGCTCGATTGCCCCGCCAATGGGAGCTGCGCTTGCTATGGGCGATATGGAGTAAGAGGCAAGCGTGGTGAGAAGGCTGATCTGGATGCCTGGATCATAGACAGCGGCCCGCAGGCTCTCAGTCAGCGAGAAGCAACCAGCAGCAAGGGATGCACTATCCGACGCTTGGGATAGAGCCGAACTCGCCGCAGCTATAGTGCTCCGGCTTGATGAGAGGGCGGCAAGGATCGCATCTGTCGTGGCCCCGGCGATGGTCTCCGACGCATTGCCCTGGTTATACCGCCCGTAATTGCCGGGCAGGGCCGCAAGCGCTGAAGACAGAACTTGAGGAGCCTCAATCGCGCTCACCGCGCCGGAGCCCCAGGCGGCAGCAGCGGAGCGACCGCGCGCGAGCACCGAACCCCCGACCGCGTAAGATGATTGTGTTTTGCCGCTGTAATCAGAAGAGCACGCGGACTGAAGCGCCAGTGCAGCGACACCGATCGCCGCGTGGAGCGCCGTAGTAACAAGGCCACCGAGCAGATCGGTCTTTTCGATGAATTCGAACGACAGATCGATGACATTCGAAGCCCCGTCGCGCTCACGCCACTCGAAGCGCATGAGGTTCGCCTGAAACATCCCGACACTGGGATGAATCAGCAGACCGGCACCCGAGATTTCAGCAGCGCGTACGAGGAGGTCGCGCTGCGCATAGCACAGGGGTCCGACCAGCAGGCCCGTTATGTGATACTGACGCCCCTGACGCCCCATATCCTCAACCCAGACGCCATCACGCCAGGGATAGGCATGGACGGCAGTGTTCCGACCTGCTTGCCCACCACTCCCCATGACCGCAAACGGGATGCCCCGAAACGAACACTGAAGGTATTGAGCCGCGAGACGACGCACGGTGCCGGACATGTCAGTATCCTGTTGCTGTTGCGACTGGGTCCATCGCTTTTGATGTTCGGACGCTTGTGATCTGCACCGATGGAGAAGAGCTCGATGCTTTTACTTTCGTGCCTGACGGGGCGTTCTTGTGGTCGATCTCGATCTTGACGATCGACGGATCCTTTGATGGAAGCTTAAGGCTGCTCAAAAGGCCTTGCCCATAGTCAGCAGGCCCGGAAGCGTAAGCAGAAAGCGCATCAGGACCGCGCGAGGCTGCGCCCCAAGCCCATTGCCCCCAGCTTGAAGAGCCATCGTGCCTATCGGCCGAAGCCGGTTGGTCCAGGAGAATGTTAGGTGCATCGAATTTACCGCGCATTCGCGAAGCGAAGTCATGCCCCCATGCGGCTAGCGCATTGTTCCCGTATTTCTCACGCTCGGCGAGCCTTCGTTGCCAATAGCCCGCACGCTCCGAGCGCTCGGTCATGGCCCCGAGCGCGTCAAGTGGACGTTCGTAGAATAAAGAAACGCTCCCACCAGCAGATTCAGCGTCTTTGCTGGCCTTGAGCTCGTTTCCTGCGTTTTTCTCGGTGTTGACAAGCTCCCACTGGACGAACTGGAGCTGCTCGTCGAAGGTTGAGTTCCGGATGCTGTGACCGAACTGACGGGCGAAATCATCCTGGCGTTTCTTGTGCCACTGGGCGATCCCGTACGCTCTGCCGTGATCTCCGGTATCATTCCGGAAATCAAAACCGCTTTCCGCGTCCAGACTTGCGACAAGACCAGATGCCTGCGCCGCCGTCCAACCCTTGGACTTGAAGTACTGATAAGCCTTGTAAGCATAAGGGAGATCGGTACCGAGCTTACGATCAAGGCCTGTCGCAATCTTGTGAGACTGGGCTTGCCAACCGAGCGCATTGGCGCCCTGCTGAACACCTTCGGCCACAATGCCAGCGGTACCGAGATATCCCGCGATCCGGAAGGCTTTTCGGACAATGCCCCCCTTGGCGCCCTTACCCGGTACGCCAGCAGCGCCGTTGGCTGCCTCAGCCGAAGCCTTCATGGCATCGAACGCCTTCGAGATCGACCAGACCTGGACAGCGAAAGACGCCAATCCGAGAAGCACGGGCGCGGCATAAAGCGCTGCCACCGCGATACCTGCCTCGATCGCCACACCTTTCCAGCCACCCAGGACATCAACGATGCCCTTCACCTTGCTGGTGATCTTGTCCCAGCCGCCGTCCTGTAACCACTTGATGACGCCGCGGACCGCATCCGCCACTTCATCGAAATAGTGCTTCAGTCGAAGGGCGATCCACTGCCTGTTCTGTCCGATCCATCCGGCCATCTGATCGATGACCGCCCGGACATTCGGCTCCAGCGCCTCCGCTATGCTATAAGCCAGCCCCTCACCCGCGAGAGTAAGTCCGTTGACCGAGTGCTGCAGTCTTGCGGCTGCGTCAGCGCCTTTCTGGTTTGTGACGCCATAGCGCTCGGCGAGCCGGATATTGTCCCGATATTCCTTCTCGGTTTGCTGAAGGATTGGCAGCAGACCTGCCGCCGCGCCGCCGAACAACTTCTGGGCGGCAATCGCCTGGGCTGCCGGGTTCTTTATCCCTCTCAGGCGCTTGATGAGACGATCGAACAGTTCATCGGGCTTCATCTGCTCGATCTGCTTGAGGCTTGTGCCCGTCCCGTTGAAGAGCGCCTGAAACGTTGCCTGAGCTTCCGGCGCAAAACCATGCGCCATTTCCCACTGAGTCTGCGACAGGGATTGCAGCGCGCCAGTGACAGCCTCGCCAGAACCCCCAGCGAGGCGAGTAGCATTCTGTAGTCTTGCAAGCCTTTCAGGCGCGATCCCGATTGCGTGCGATGTCGTTCGTATCTCGGTACCCATCTTCGCCCAGGCACTGGCGAGACGATAGATGCCCGCGACCGATGTGGCCCCGGTGATGGTCCCCAGCACGGGTGCGATCTGGCCGATCGAGCGAAAGGCGGAGACACCATCCCGCGCAAGGCCCGTCAAACCGCCGCGCAGGCGGGTCAGGCCAGTGACCTGAGAGAAACGCTGCAGAGCACCGAACGTCCGCCTTGCGGGGACCTGCATCCTCGCAAGGCGGCTATTGATCCGCTCGAGTGTCGAGCTGACCCGATCCTGCGCCGTAATGGCTACGCTAACGCCGTTCCCTGCCACGTTTGGCCTCCTTGACCCTGCGTTCGCAGATCCGGCGCGCGTCCTCGGCTGCGCGCCACAAATCCTTCCCGGTCAGGCTCTCGCATTCGGTGCGTGTCCAGCCCGAGAAGACCTCGCTCAGATCGGCGCCGAGCTGCTCCCAGTTTGTGGGCCAGGTATAAAAAAACCCGAGCAATAATCCGCCGCTCGGGCAAAGAGACTGATCGGCATCTTGAGAACTGCCGCATCGGGCCAGCCGCTGATGCTGGACACAAGCTGCATCTCACCGCGCATGTAGGCGAAGGGAGTGCCTTTGCTCTCAGCAGCCTTGAAAGCGCGCCGCTCCGCGACAGTGGGCTCGCGCAGTTTCAGTTCACGCCACAGCGACCTTACCGCCTCGATTTCACGTTCGGCCACAAGGACGAGCTCATCATCGAGCAGCGGCCTCTCATCTGGTTGACGTCGCGCCTGTTCCTCGAATTCCGTAACGAAGACGATCGCCTCGTCGAGCTTGCGGGATGGCAGCGCATAGAGTGCCGTGAGCGGCCAGCTTGCGACGCGCGCCACAAGATCGATCTGGGAGTCATAGACGGACTCCCGGTCGGGACGTGCGCCGATCTTTTTCGACGCTTCGAGCACCTGAAAGACGCTCGGCTCAGACAGGGCGAGCCGCGAGTATTCCCCCGCTTTCACGGTGATGGCGGGATCCGCGGTGATGACGAGATGACCGTCTTCAGGCGTGACACGATCATCCTGCTCGCCTGTCAGCGCGCCCAGAACATCGGCATCGGAATAAGCGCTCATCCAACGGTATCCTCGGTCACAGTGTCGCTCTCGACATGCAGCTCGAAGGTGCCTTCCTGCGTATTGAGATTGATCTCTCCTGTCTGCCAGCCATTGACCACGGTGATGACCTTTCCGTTGGCCTGAACGAGCACGATGTTGAGGCCGGATGCGCCCTGGAAATCCGAGATAGAGCGATCGCGTCGATCACGGATGCTGGCCTGAAAGAAGCCCTGCTGAGGCATCACAATGAAGCCTTCGACAGCAGTCTGTCCTTTGGCCGTCTCATTGACGTTCCCGGAAGCCTGCCATTGGGCATCGCCGACGATATTCCAGGGCTCGCCGTTGATATTGAGGGTTGCGGTGCCCGCAAGGGGGCCGCGATATGCGGTTTCAGACATCGGACCTCCTTAAGATTTTACGAACTGGGCAGTGCCCGCAATGATCCAGAGCTGACCGGCGAAGTCATAGGGCATCAGAAGTTTGACCACGCCGTTGCCGACATTCTGCGCCACAAGATTGGCGGCGAAATTATCGGGGTTCTGCACCCAGAATTGAGCTGCCTGCCAGCGGTAGCGGGCCACGCACTGCTTGCCGACGAGCTGAGCCGTCATGACCTTCGTGCCCGCGCTAATCTTGGATCCATCGGCCACAAGGATCGCACCAAGACAGGTCTGCCCGAGATAGGAGGCCATATCCTGCAGACAGACTGTCGCCTGCATCATGGTTTCAATGCCGAGATAGCTGTTATCCGGCTGGCCAGCAGCGTTCTTCTGATAGGTAGTGATCAGACGCTGGATAGTGACCGCGCCATCATCTCCCACAACGTGCGTCGAAAGACCGTCGTAGAGAAGACTATTGCGCTCCTCGAAGGTGAAACGTCCGGCATCACTGGGCGGCATGACATTGAGTGCAAGCGCTGTGATGGGGATGGCCGGATTGGCACGCATCGACAGCGCCACCTGCGCACCGATCTCAGCGGCCCAACGCAGTGGATCAGACGCGCTGTCAGAGATCGGCATGACGGTCGCATGAGGATCATTCTGCGCCATTCCGAACGCCGTCGCCTGGCCGTAAGTGCCGCGATAGGCGGTGATGGCATGGCCATAAAGCTGCGACATTGGCGACCAGCGCGAGGCGAGGGCCGTTTTCAGGGCCGTGAGGCTGCCACTGTCGGTATAGGGATGGATCACCAGATCGTAGACGCGCTCACCCATGGAGGCGAGGGCGCCAGCAAGGGCGGTCGGGTTTGCCGCACCACCCGCCATCTGCGAGATCGCTACCGAGAGACCGACAGGAACGCTCTGGCCGCCCGCCGTACCCAGAAGCGAGACAGAAAGCAGCGTGTCGTTACCGGCGAGCCCCTTGTTCAGCGCGGTGACGTTGACCTTGCCTGCTGCTGCCCCATCGACCGCCATGGTGACGGACAGGCCAGAGATCGCCTGCGCAGAAGCGACAACATTGCCAGCGACCGTAGCCGCTGTATCGCCTGCCGTTACGAGGGTGCTGACAAGCTGATCGCCGATATAGAGCGAGAGCGTGCCGGAAGCCGACGCCGTGCCCGAAATCGTGAAAGACCCGGTGGCTGCTACAGCTGAGGGGTCATCGGACAGACCCATCGCCCAGACCTCACCCTGAGTATCAATCGCGCGATACCAGGAAACGGCGCGCGCAGCCTGAGAGCCCACACCGTACTTGCTTGCTGCATCTGTCGCCCCAAGGGACAATTCGGCAATACCGGAACTGGCCGATCCCGCTGCGGTCATACCAGCGATGATCAGAATGCGGCGCGTGGCCGCCGCAGTATTGGCCTTCGAGTTATCGAGGGCGAAATACACGCCAGGATTACGATTGTCGGCAAAGTAGCCGGGAATGGTGATCGTATCGCTCATTTTTCCACTCCCGTTACGAAAGCGCGGCCCGGCGCGGGTTCATCGCCCGCAGATGAGGCGTCTGCCTCGACGACATCGCCCTTTTCCTTGGCACGCAGCCAAAAGGCGGTTTCCGGCACGTCTTCGCCTGAGTATTTCAACAGGCGCAGGGTGCCCGGCCAGCGCAATGCGCGGCCATCTGCGGGTTTCACGCGCATGGGGGTGACCTCATTGATTTGAAAAGGTGACGCGCAGATCAGCAAAGTCGTCATTGCCATTCGCGCTAAGTGTGCCGTCGATTTCCGCCAGTGGCAGACCCGTCAGCTCGAAATATTCGGTGTATTCCAGCCCCAGACGTACCGTGACCATGCCCAGAAAGGTCTCGCCCGAAGCGTCGATCTGAACGCGCAGATCGATCTCGGTCACTTGCTGGATCATGCCTTGCAGGGCAGGGCTCTGCATCAGGGCATATTCGATCTGGCTACCGAGCCGATCGAGCGCCAGTTCGGTTTTCTCTGCAGAACTGTGCGAGACCTTACCGACCGCAACGAGATAGGCCACCCGCCGAAAGCCAGGGGCCGAGCGTCCGAAGCTCTCGCCCCGGTCGATCGGCACCTGAAGCGTGATCTGCGGAAGCTGCTTGGCTTCGGAGGACATGCTGCGTGCCGTGAAGACTTTCTCACCCGCATCCGTGCCAGCGGCTAGCAGGACACGGCAGGCCGTTTCACGCAGTAAAAGGCGGTACGGTATCGTCATCATCGTCTCGGAAGTTGAGCATGAGCAGCATGCCGCCCCGGCTATCGGCACGGGCCTCACGCACGGTGAAGGCCGCGCCACGCACTGTCAGATTGTCGCCCTGCACTGGCAGGGCGCGCATCTGAGTGAGCTGCACACCGAGGACCGCGGCATAATTGACGATATGCGTCGGGCCCAGATCGGTGCCGTCATCAGGGAAAGTCGGGACAAAAGCGTCATCGAAAATCCCTGTCGTCGCGTAGCCGGGGCCCACGATCGGCTCATAGAAGACGGCCTCACCGAAGGCCTGCATGCACGGGCCAAGGGCGAGGCCATCAAAGTCGATCATTTTCCGGGATCTTTCTGCGGCTCTTCGCCTTCGGCGTGAGTGTCGTCGTCGCCTTCCTCGGCGCCGGCTTCGCCCTCGCTGTCGTCTACTTCGATCGCTACGCGCTCAACATGGCCAGCGGCGAGCAGACCTATCGCCTGCGCCTTTGGGAGGTCGAAAACCTCGCCATCTTCGAGACGCTCGCCATCATGGGTAAGGACGCGACCGGGGAGCACCCGGACGCGGATCGTGTCTGTCTTGGTCATGGCTCAGCCCGCTGGGTTGGTGACGGTTGCGGCAAGGCAGGCATTCACACGGCTCGGAATGACGAGCGGCGCCGATTGCAGCATCAGGAAACGCTGCGCCGGGTCTTCCTGCATCCAGCTCTTGGGTGCATAGGCCATGGCCCCATAAGCAAAGGCCGGATCCTTGATCGCACCATAGGCTCGGGTGCCATTGAGCTGATCGGATATACCGAGAACAGTGCCATCAGGAATCATCGGCTTTTCGGTATTGTCGACGTCGTCGACGTACCAATCGTTGTAGAGCCAGATGCGGATATTGCCCCAATAGCCCTTGAGGATCGCACCCGGCGCAACCTTGGGGCCAAACTGGAAATTGGCGTCATCATTCTGTCGGAAAGCAGAGTTGAGAATGGCCGTCTTGACCGTCTCGTCCTTGAGCAGCGCATTGTAAGGGCTGTTGGTGAGGACAAGATCGGTCAGCTGGGCACCGCTCGCCTTGAGCATGGCTGTCGACCATGCGGTGATATCTGCGGTGGGACTGGCCGTTGAATTGGCGGCATCCCACATGCTTGAGCCCGTGCGTACGATCGTGAGCGACGGATCGCGCATGAAATCGATTGTCGAGGTCGGGAAGCCATCACCGGAAACCGTCAGCTTGCCGGTAAGCAGCGCCTGGGCCGCCATCCATTCCTGACGGCGCTTGAGCATGTCGACCTGATCGTTCAGCTCGAACACAAGATTGGCTTCCATGCGCTCCGGAGCCGACATCTCCCCGCCGCCAGTACGTTCGCCGATCAT